TGAATTGTTTGGTTGTGAAGTAGAATCGATTGCATATCGAGATCAAGTAGAATTTACAATACAAGACGAGGAAGAATAATGACCAGAAAAGAAATACTTGATGAATTAAGTATATCAGTAGCTTGTCTTTTTGATGATGCAGAAGTAATTAACGGACAAGATATTATTAAAGCAGAAGTAAAAGACATAGAGCATATACAAAACTTAATAACTAAATTGGAGAATCAAGAAGATGAAAACATATAGAGTAGTTATACCTTTAAACAAACAAGAAACATATTTTGTTAAAGCCAATAGTGAAGAAGAAGCAGAAGAAAAAGCTATGAACGGAGAAGGGTATAGCGAAGCACACGATTGGGCCGAATGGGCAGGGTATTTAGAAACAACAGTAGAAAGTGAGGAAGAACAATGACAATTAGAGAACTACTAAGAGAAATACTTAAAGATGAATTAAGCCTAGATGATGAAATCAGATTTTATTATAAAATAAAAGATGATGAATTAATTGGCTGTTTTTTTGAATCGGTTGCTCTACGGGATAATCGAGTAGAATTTACTATACAAGATGAAGATGAGTAATAATCCATTACCAGATTCAAGATTAGATTCGGTGTTTGATATTATAGCTGGTTTACGAAGGCAGATGTTAAGCACCGAAGATCCAGCAGGACAGCAAAAGCTCTGGGAAGTAATAAAATATTACCAAAACAAGATCCGAGCTGGTGAGATATATATACCTAAATTTTAATGTCGTGCACAAGCACTGATTTCAGAGCAGGCTCAAGGGCATCTTTGTAGGGTTGTTTGACCACGAACAAGGGCTCTACTTCTGTGTAGTTTACAGCAAGCTCACGCACAAGCGATCCCGACCACAAGCGTATCTCTCTAGTTTCTGGAATCTTAGCCATAATAAAATTGTCTTGACACAATGAAAACCTTTTCACATTCCAAGAAATCTGAAAGGGAGAAAGTAATAATTGATTACCCTTTGCAATCTTCAGCTCACACCAAAAAGAAATGTTTCTAGGCTCATGCATGCACACGCCCAAAAGATCGGGAAGTCCAGGTGTCCCGTATGTTTCAATTCTAGTCCAAAAGATGTTTGGCGTTATCGCTTTAATATTCTTCCAAAAAGTTGATTCCCTTCCTCGATTTACGGAAGGGGTTGCCTTTTTCTTTTTTCTGTCTTTTAAGGATTGTTTCTCTTTTTTCAACAATGCGAACCTCTTCTCCTTCGACAAGACAAAGTCGGACTCCAAGTTCTTTTTGATTTGGTTTGAGTTTGTTTCCCGAACCACCAATCGACTTGCCATCTACAAGCCTACTTCCTTTAGAAGTCTTAACGTCAAAAAAGTGAGCTCTGCCGTTCTTTGGATTGACAACAACAATATCAATTGGACCTTGCTCGCATGTATTAGTAAATACGTAATAACCTTCCTCAAGAAATTTGTTGATCGCCTTGTTCTGACTGATCGTCGCTTTGTACTGCCTTGGGTTCATTATCCTCCATGTCCAATTCAGTAGGGGTTTGATCAATGATAACATTCTTTCGCATCTTGTCTAATAATTCTGTGACTTCTTCTAGCGATAGATTGTCTATGCTTTTATCCTTAACCTTTTCTTTCTTATCATAAAATCCAGCGGCCTTACCACGACTGATCTCAGCCATGATTGCAGTTTTTAAATCTGGTTTCATATCGAATTGTGCTACGTCATCAGCACTAGGGTTTTCTGCTCGTAGCCCTAGCTCATGTAATCTTCTCATATGAGTAGCAGGGGAAATCTTATACTTATTCCAAAGGTCTTCTTGTAAAGCTCTAATATACTCATGAACTTTAGGATATAGCTTTGGGTTTTGTAGCTGAGAAGCCTTTGCCCGAGAAGACTTTTCGGGATAGCCTGCCTTGATAGCACATTCTCTAGCAGTTAATCTGTTCTCTTGAGCAACAATATGCTCAGCAAATGTAGCTTGCTTGGGTGTTAGTTGATCTCGTAGATCAGCGAGTTCTTTGTTTAGAACCACAGGATCGCCAGGGTTTCTATATCTCATGTTAAATCCTTTATAAGATCCTTTTTTACAAATTATAAGGAAAAAGTAAACATAATTTGTTTCTTTGCCTCCTCATAGACCTTTGAAAGAATAACTTGTTCTTCCGAAGAATAAAGTAAAGAATGAACTATTTGTAATAACCTATTGATTTAACTAAATAATTTGACTGAAAGAATGAAAAGAATGAAATATGAATAATTTTTTTTTATTTTTTTTATTTTGTTGAAATGGTTCTTCTATAGTAAACTAATTCTTCCATGGTCAGTGGTCCGTGGGCATTTATCCTTTCGTGCTGACAAACTTTTCCTCCTTTATATTTACTAGCCCATTGACCATGGTGCAATAATAATATATATTCTCCCATAGAAATGGATATAACAATTAAGGTCAAGGAACGCAGTGGCAAGATGAAGTCTTCTACTTTCATTGGGGATAGAGAACAAATACTTCCGAAAATGCAAGAATACATCAAAGACAACAAACACCACTATATCGATATCTTCTTCTCATCAGAAGAGGAATCCAAAGCCTTTACCTACGACGAATTGTTTAATCCAACCAGAAAGGAAAATAATGGAGAAAGTAATACAATTTAAAAAGCCAAAGAAAAAACCCGTTATCAAAGATGATACATTCGTCTGTCGATTACCCTACCCTCTCACCATTCACACGTTAGTGGATATCGTGGAACGTATGGGAATCGAACATGAAGGAACAGTCTTACCGGGACTGAAGTTTATTGAACGACAAATCGTTAAAAAAGAAAGGGAAGAATAATGGAAACAATCATTCTTTTATTACATCTTTGTTTACCCAACGACGGACAAACAGAATGTCTTTTCATGAAAGAAGAAATGAAAAGCCAACAGATATGCGAGCAAAAAGTCGAAGAACTTAATCAAGATTTTATCGACTTAGATGTGTTCAACGCATCATGTGAAAGGAGCAGCTATGCGTCTTAATAATAATTTAGAAAGGTTAGCTACATTACAGAAGTTTAAACCTAAAGACGTTGAAGAATATCGAGACGCCATGAAGAATTGGATGAAGAACAATGATTTAGATGGTGTGATTAAAAACGCTAATCAACAATACAGTTACAACCATCTAGCAAGAAAATTATTAGACGAGCATGGTTGGATACGAGTACCATGGTATATACCATTCAGCGATACGCACCCACCAGAAAGGAAAGACAATGAGATACGGTAGAAACGGAAAGCTCTATCCATTAGAGATGAACCAAAAGACATTGTTTTATTTACAAATGTTTTTACATGAATACAAACACAATGGCTTGAGAGATACCGATGAGAAACGTAGAGCTTACGATCATGCGATGGATCAAATCCGAAAAGGAATTGCGAAAGTTCATGCGCATCAAACGATGAATGGTTTAAAGCCACCGAGAACGTATACATTTAGGAGTAAGGGTGAAAAAAAAATCAGTATATGAACATCAAGATGGCCGTGGTCATTCGGTCAAGTTCGGTAAACAAAAAGAAAAAAGAGCAAGAGCTCGCAAACTCGCTGAGAAACTCATGGGTAAAAATTACTTTACCAATATGCAAGAAGTTATGTTAAGATCAGCGATCGAATTATCAGAAAGGAAAGATAATGTATAAATATTTAGAAATTCCAGGTTGGTTTAATATGCACGACGCCTATATGAACTTGGTAAAATACTGTGAAGACGGCGATGATATCGTCGAGATTGGTTGTTTTGCTGGCAGATCGACCAGATTTCTGATGGACGGTTTAGATTATGCTGGAAAACACAATGTTAAAGTGCATGTGATTGACACTTTTGAAGGGTCGGGTATGGAACACTCAACCGTGAACTTAAACTCCATGTACGACGATTTTATGAGGAATTTAGACGATTATATTCAAGATGAAAGGGTAATAGTCAATGTTAACAGATCCGATAACACCAATATTCTTAATTCTTTTGATGATGGCACTGTATTTGGGGTCATTGTAGACGGGGCGCATACCATGGAAGCCGTTCAAGATGATGTTGAGAACTGGTGGCCGAAGATAAAAGACGGTGGAATCATGGTCGGAGATGATGTAGACTGGGAGTCCGTCATGCAAGGTGCCGGAAAAGGATTTGCGAAATTTGGAATTGATAGATTTAATGTACTCAAAGGTCGAGAAGCATGGTTCGCAGCAGTAAAGAACGATCAAAACGACCAGATAGCGACGAGTCTAAAGCTAGTCCCAGGTCAGAACTCTATGAAATTAGGTGGCTAGACG